GAGGAACTCATGAGGTACGGTTTCCGCCCCGAGGATCGTCGTGGTAAGCCAAATCGTATGGGAAATGCCGGACGTATGAACGTCAGGGAGAGTGCCCTTAAACAGGGTGGTCGTCTCACATCTGTTCGCAGTGATACTACACGTGTAGATGGTCGCGTGAATGCTGCTAACGGTGGTTGGACTCAACAGTATCAGCAGAAAGCCTTCCACCAATTTAACGCTTATAAGGGTAATGAAAATCCCAATACCCGAAACCTTGACATTGCAAAGAGGCAACTTTATAATAACCCTCTCACACACGATCTTTCTCAGTAAAGGTACAAAGAGTAAATAAAAACACTCATTAAAATATTATACGCATATTTTAATGAAGGTTCATACATTAGACATAGATAGTAGTGCAAGGGATGTTACATTGTACCCAAATGCAAACAGTTATGTCGTGAATCTGAAAACTCCGATTTATAACGTTTCTGAATTTAAACTTGTTTCTGCGAGAGTTCCTACAACTCAATTGCTTATATGTGATACAAATAACACATTTACTTTAGATGAAGGTGGTACCTCGTATGAAATAGCTCTGACGAATGGGAACTACACTACGACTACTCTTAAGAATGAACTTAAAACCAAACTTGATGCCGCGACACAATCTACTTATACAGTTGCAATCGGAACAAATAAAGCGTTTGTAATCACTGCTAATACGAGTACTTCAAAAATTTTGAAATTTAGGACAGGTACGAATGGTTATACAAGTGAATCATCCAGAGAGACTACACCTCATCAAATAATAGGTTTTGGATCAGATGATTATGAGTTTACTACTTCCATTACAGGTGGATTTGTTAATATAAGTGGACCTAACTCACTCGTTTTAAAAATTACAGCAAATTCAGATGAGTTAAATCAAGACATTTATTCGACGAGTCCTTTCTACACTGGTCATATTCTCTCAAGTGGATCTGAATTTATAAACTGTAACGGTTCAGATGATACAGTCATTCATAAATTTCATTCTGGACCACAGAAAAGTATCGAAAGTGTTAAGATTGACTTCTACTATATGAGTCATGGTCGTCTCATCCCATATGATTTTAGAAACCAAGATCATATTTTAAAATTTCAAATTGTGGGATCTAAGGACAAACTTGAAAATGCAGCAAAAATACCAATTGAAGTTCCCGAAGAAAAGGAGCCATTAATAAGCATTCCTGAATTGAAGAATGTTTATCCATGGGAATGGCAAGTTGCTGCGATTATAATAATTGGAACACTTCTCATACTATTTACCAAGTCGAAACCGTCTAGCGCATGATGGCATAAACGGGGGTGGCAGGCTTGGTAACACTGTTAGAAAGGCGAGAAACGATCAGGAAGACGAGGATGGAGATGAGAGTAGTCATCACCGCGGTGAGTGCGTACTGAGCACCACCGTTCTTGGGGACCTTGACGAGCTGAGTTACCAACCAGCGGGCGAGATCCATCCAGGAAAGGGCGGCAGCGAAAGAGAATCCTGCGACGATGCCATTAAGGGCCTGAGACTCAAGCTCCTGGGTGACGAGGCTGATGGTCTTGGTAAGATCGGTCATTGTAATATACTTTACTATAGGAAAATTATTCTGGTAACAGTTCCTCCTTTTCAACTATTTTTTTGAATTTTTTCTTTTTTATTGTTTTCGTTTTTGAAAATATCTGTTCATCATCTGATGAATCTTCACTAGAGCTTGTTCCTGAACCATCATATGCTTTAAACTTATTATCTGAAAAAGACCATGCTTCAGGCTCCGAGGTGCTCATTACTATTAATAGTATTTTTTAACATCTGTTCTGTCGGATTCTGGGGTTGCCACTCGTCCCACCTATCATATGCTTCATTCATATGTAAAAAAGTCGGATCTGAACCAGTGTATCGTTCAAACGGTGGGCACTCTTCTGGTGCTATGATGGACATTTCTTCATCTTCATCCTCATTCTCTTCCTCATCGTAAATCTCGGGAAATAGAGATCCGACATCTTGACCAACTGTGTACATAGCACAGTATTTCATCGCATATTCCATGTCTTCTGGAAGAAGAGTATCTCTTCCACACGCCCTGGAATATTCGGCTGCGAGTACAGTACTCCTTTCCATAACGGGTATTAAAAGGTTAGTCATGGTCTCAATATATTGATTTATGAGACCATCACCATCGTCACCAAAACCAGTTTGCATATTCATCTTTAGTATTGGGTGTTAAAAAGAGTTTCTGCAATTCCCTCAGAAATACGAAGAACATTGTAACTTAAGGCATAAACTCGAATTTGTCTAGATTCGGAACAAGGTGTGAGATTCATTTTAAGAATTTGTTCCTTGATCAAACTAAAATTGATTTGTCCTGTGGGATACCATTTTTCGGGTTCAAGTGCAAAACTGTATGAATAGAAACGACGAATGAGTTGCGTCTTTGAATGATGTATAGCACCTTGTACCGCTTTAAGAAATGCGACACCCCCTATGTCACGTGTAATTGTGTCTTCACCATCTAAGGTGAGTGTTAAGTTGTCTAAATTTTCGTAAAATATTAGTTTATTATTTACAACTATACTCGTATTATCATAATCAAAGATGGATGCATTATCTCGGTGTATAACAAAATATAATTCTTTGACTGGATTTGTAAAATCTAATTTGAATACACCTTCATTTATACCAGCATCTACATTAAATACATCTTGTTGAACTTGTGTAATTAAGTAGTCAGTTGATATACTTTGGATTCGAAGACGTTCTACACAATCAACAAATACAACTTCTGCACATAGTTCAAATTGTTTTATTTTAGGTATGGGATCTTGAAGTGTGGCTCCAGGAATCACAACGTCACGTGCATCCCTTAGCTTAATTTCAATCTCAACTTCTTGTTTCGTTATAGCACACAATGGTAAAGCGAGTTCAGTGTTCCTATAAAAATAAAATGGAATATCGACGAAAAAATCTACATCTGAATTTAAACCCAAAGTATTATACTCAAGAATCTCTGAACTACCGGCTGCTAAATTATTACTATTTCTGATTGGGTATTTACCTATGAGATGTTCGAGTGCGTACTGCTTCGTCTGTGTGATATTTTGTTCGGAGTAAATTTGAAGATAATCACTGGTAATATGTTGTATAATTTTTCCACCTATGATGAGATCTACATACTCTATGATTCCGTGTCCTACTGACTCTATATAGTGTGGTGATATTTGAGGAAGTTTCATTTTTACACTGATAGTTGTAAGTAAATCTCCCTGATTTTGAGCAATCTTAAATCGAACCTTCTTACCAAAATCAGCCTCATTTTCTGGATCTATGGTGGCATAGTGTCTGGAGAAAATTGAATGTTTTTTAAAACTTTCTACGAAGTGACTGTAGTCTGGGTCAATTGTGAAAAACCTCTCTTGGGGACCAGAGGTCATCAGCTGTATCTGCCCAGCCATTACTACTATATTCATCTAAAATTTTAAACCTGCTAAACCACTTTCGAAACGTAACACGTTATAATTTATGGCATATACACGTGTATCATTGTCATGAGTTGAATTTATTGGTTTTATTTCAATTGTAAGTAGTTTATGTGATATACGACTCATATTTACTTGACCAGTTGGATATGGCATTTCTGGCTTGAGTGAGAATGAATATGAACCAAATTTAGAAGGTCCTATCACGGCATTTAGACCATTAATCTGTGCGGTGGTTGTCGATTTTATACGTGGAACATTTACATGATGTTTGAATGGTTGTTCATACATGAAAAATAGACCATTTTCATTAAAAATAGTCTCATTGTTAAATTTAAGTTCAATATTTGCAATTTCGTTATAATAGTTAGGTAATGTAGTACTTTCATTCGATGACACAAAGAACATTTCTTTCACGGGATGTTGAAAATTGAGCATCACTGAACGTTTATTGTCACCGGCTTTCATCTTAAACTTTGCCATCTGTAACTGTGTAATAACATAATCAAGTGGGTGAGACATGAGATATCCAATTTCTTCTGGTGTTACATAAACAAATTCTGTATCAATTGAGAACTTTTCAATAGATGCGGTGGCATCTAATATGCTGTCCTGAGAATCGCTTGCACTCACATTTTGTACAAGCTGTGCGAGTGGTCGAGTTTTAATTCTAACTTCTACGAGTTGTTTTGTAAGAGCACATGTAGGTATAGCCAATGCGGGATGTCTGTAAAAGTAAAATGGAAGATCGAGAAAGTATGTGTATTTATCAGCGTAAGAGAAGTAATTTCCATGACCATTCAAAAAGTACAGAGTTTGATCTATATCGTCATTTGTATTGTGTAATTGTTGATGCATATAAATATACTCCCCAGTCAATCGTTGTATAGGCTGACCACCTATGATAAGCTCAGCATACTCTATGAGATGTGAAATAACAGATGGACACCATACCATATCATTTT